TGACTGACTTCCGTTACCTACGAAACATATGGAAAACAAACACAGAAGAGGAAGCACTGCTTGGTGTGTCGCTGACAGGTATCATGGATCACCCCATGCTGTCAGGAAGAGGAGACAAGAATGAACTTAAAAAGTGGCTCAGAGCTATGCGACAGGAAGCCATCAAGACTAACAAGGAGTGGGCTGGCAGATTGGGTATCAATGTATCTACCGCTATCACTGCGGTTAAGCCTTCAGGCACTGTTAGTCAGTTGGTTGATTCTGCTAGTGGCATCCATCCTCGTTATAGTGCACAGTATATTCGACGAGTACGCGCAGATGCTCGTGATCCACTTTGCGCTGTCCTAGAGGCCGCTAACGTCCCTGTAGAGGACGATGTGATGTCACCCAGTACTAAGGTATTCAGCTTCCCTATCGCCTCTCCAGAGGGCGCTGTGACAGCCTCAGAGATGGGTGCTATGGAACAGTTAGAACTGTGGGAGATATATCAGGACGAATGGTGTGAACACAAGCCGTCGATGACTTGTTACTATCGTGACGATGAGTTCTTGGAGGTGGGACAGTGGTTGTACAACAAATTCGATAAGGTTTCTGGGATCAGTTTTCTTCCGTATTCGGATCACACGTACCAACAAGCACCTTACGAGCCTGTGGATAAAAAGACGTACAACCAGTTAGCTAAAGAGTTCCCGAAGGAAATATTGTGGGATATAGAAGAGGCCAGCGACATGACCGAAGGATCACAACAACTGGCCTGTACGGGGAACAACTGTGAATTATAAGGTACTGGCATTAGTTATTCTTATGTTGCCAGCGTGTACTGTGGTCATTACTTCTGATCCACACTGGGAGTGGCCTCAAGACATAAACAGTATGGAGTAACCATCACGCTTGCCTACGTCCTCTGGCTTGTCTTTCGGGTCATGGGGCGTAGGTATTCCTTCCTGCTGCATCTTTCTGATGAGCTCTTTAGAACGCTGACACATACTGTGATAGTCGTGAGATGTGTAATTTACTGTGTGTTTATCGTCGTTCATTCTTTTGTTATTCCTTTTATTGTTTTACCAATTATAGGCAATGCTTCAAGTGTATCATCGGGGATAAGATTAGGCGTCTCTCCTGCCAGCAACGCACGAGCTACATCGGCTGTGTCTTCTATGACAGCAGCGGGAAGAGTAGCAGTAACAGGTGGGAACATATTAGAAACTATAGCGTTGACGGGATCACTCATGAACTTGTCGTAGCCATAGTCGTTAGCACCCATAGCACCAAACGTAAGAACAGAAAATATCTGATACAAAGCACCGATAGCTGCTTGTTCTGGATCAGGCACATCACCCTTGATAACTTGTCTTCCTTCATTGACAATACCATAACCACCACCAGACAAGATCAAGTATCTCATTGCGTTCTGCAACGCTTGTCTTTTGTTACCAGCCTTCCACTCTTTATAGATTCTACGCTCCATTAAATCAAACTGCTGGATTGCAAAACCTTTGAGCATATAGAACAAACGAGCATTAGGATTAGCCAAACCAAAAGCAGTCTGTGCCGCAGCATTAATGGGTTGTAATCGGAACAAGTCAAACATAACAAGATCACGTACAAGTTCACTGCTAGTATTACCAGCCGCTATGTCTCTCTTTAATTGATCTAACTCAGGCTTACTAAAACTGTACTGCCACTTGTTGTCAAACGAACCATTAGCTATATCTTGTCTTGCTTTACGAAAAGAAGCGCCCATGATACGGCTCTTACCAAACTGATCTAACTTGGCAAAACCAGACCACTTCATTGACCACTCAAGTAGTGACTCACTAGCTTGCGCTGCGTTTTCTAAGAATTGGTTACCACTTATTTTTTTTCCTAATAACTTTTGATCAGTACCTTTTCGTGCCTTACGAACAAACTCACCAAACACCTGCCTAGCAAGGCCCATGTCAGCAGGGTTAAATGTAATCCCACCTTTATTAAACAATGCGCCAAGTACATTTTTAACACCCAATTCAAACGATGCGTTAAACAAATCATGCACGTTCATTAGTGCACCATAAGGATTAGCAATAGTACCTATGTAGCCAAGACTACGAATTAACTCTAATTCATGTGACATACCTTTGTTGGCGTTGATTCCAAGGTCATCAATGATTTGCTTTGCGTTATTAATTTGTACTTCAGATAACCCCTCGCGCTTGAGTGCTTCTTCAATAATACGATCATCAAACAACTTGAATGAGCCAGCTTCTTTTGCTGCTGTTTCTTCTAACGTCTTCTTACCTTTAGCAACAAGAGGTTTACCTGCTGTACGAAAACCAAGCTGTTTACCTAGCTCCATACGTGTTAGTGTTTGACGTTGCCATCTCCAATGAGAGTCAAAAATGTTTTCATAATCCTTGTTAGGATCTTTGTTCTTCTTTCTCCACTCTTTCATAGATGGACGTTTAATATCTTTAGAGGCAGCATCTTCTGCTTTAGCTTCTGCTTTCTTTCTGAAAACTCTAAGACTAGAATCTTTAGCAGTAGTGGTTAAGTTAGAGTGCATCCACACACGAGACAAATCACCAGCAGTTACCTCTCTTCGATACCGCTTAGAAAACTCTAGGTTGTCATCAAAGAATTGATTAAGGCGTCCTTCAGCATCCTTGCCTATCTTATTCTTAGCTATGTTAATAGCAGCTTGCAAACGTTTCTCTCTAAACTCTTGGGACAAACGTGCATTCATTGTGTCAAGTAAAGCATCATTAAACTTTGCGTTTGTTTCTGCTAGTTCACGGAAAGGTTCCATACCCTTCCACATTCTATCCAGTGCAGTTTGACCACGAACAACACGGTTCATACCAATAATAATACGCTCAGAAAAAGAACGACCAACTGTCTCTTCAGCAAGAGTAGCAAGAGGAGAAGCCAACCTGCGTAACTTAACAATAGTGCTTTGTGCTTGTGGTATAGTGTTATTAGTATCTGCAATAAGACGCTTAGTAGTCATGTCTAGTAAGTCTTGCCGCAAGAAAGCTAAGTCTTCTAGTGTCTCAAATGGTTGGTTTATTAACTCTCTTAAATCTTTAATTTCTTTATTAGAGCCATAGACTTTATTAAATTGTTTCATGTTAACGCCCATGTTTTCAGCGTAAGTACGCATACGGGTTAACATACTTCCTAAGTCAGAAGGATCAGCACCTTGTCTTCCTACAACATCTCCTAAATATTCTATCTCACGCATGAGCAACTGCGTAGCCAACTCATCGTTAGTTATCTGAGCAGTAGGACGATCTACTCTTGCCTCTTGTAGTAATTGTTCTTGAAGGTTTGCTTTCTGTGTGTTGAGTTCTTCAACAGATTTAACTTGACGACCTAATTGTGGATCAAATATACTGTCAAAAATTCGACCAACAATAGCACCGCCCACGCCATAGTACGCACCTTTTTCTAAACGATCTACTGCATCCTCACCACTACCAATACCATACGCACCTGTTTCTAGACCGCCTGCTACAGCACCTGACGTTACACCTAAAGCGCGTAACCCACTAATAACACTAACGCTTGTTGGCAAAGCTCCTGCAACTTCACCATAAAAAGCAGCACGAGGACTACGCATTTCGTAATCAGCCATTTCTTCACGGATGCGCTTCAAGGCTACATCATACGGCTCATCCGATAACGCTGCTTCTAGTTCATCGCCAAACTGAAGAGTTACACCTGATATGACTTCTCGTATTAAACCAAGTCTGTCTCTTTCTTTTATAGCTTGTACTCTTTCTAGGTACGCATCAACAGGATCACGTTCACGTACAGGAGAAGGTTCAGCAGGTTGAGGCTGTGGAGCAGCAACTCTGGGACGAGTCTGTACCACTTTGTTTAAGTACGATTCAACAGGATCTACTTCAGGTACAACTTTTAAAGCGCGCTGTGGTACAGTTACTTCACTAGGTGCTCTAGGCTGCATAGCCGCCATTTGAGTTGCAGCTAACTCAGATTCTAAACGAGGAGTAGAAGTAGAAGGAACAGTTACACGATCTCTTTGTGGTACAGTTACCTCACTAAGTGCTCTTGGTTGCATAGTAGCCATCTGTGTAGATGCTAGTTCAGCTTCTAAACGAGGCATAGAACCAACAACACGATCTAAATATTTATCTACAGGATTAGGCTCTATAGCTTTCATTTGAGTTGCAGCTAACTCAGATTCTAAACGAGGAGTAGACCTAGAAGGGACAGGAACTAAGTCACGTTGTGGTACAGTTACCGGACCAATAGCCTGCTCTGGTACACGTTGTGCATCAACAGTTACTTCAGGAAATCTACCGCCTCTTTGGGGCGTTATTACAGGACCAAGAGCTTGTTCAGCTACACGTTGTGCATCAACAACTATTTTAGATAACGCTTCTGTAGGAACACGTTGTGCATCAACACGAACTTCTTGTAGTTTTTCTTCTAGTTTTTGACGATCTATTTCGTTAGGAAACGTAGCCGCATAGTCGGTTAGCTTATCAAATTCTTTTTTTGGTGCTTCTTTATCTTTAATCTTTAAATCACCAAGACTAATTGCATCAATTGTAGCAGGTTTTAATGTTACACCTTCATCTGTAATTCTTAGATTACCCAGCTTAATTGATTCCGCAGGTTTACTTTCTAAATTTGTAGGTACTGGTATATCTTTAGGTAATGGTAAATATTGATTTGTTCTTTGAATAGTTTCTTTATCTGGCTTAGTATGATGCTTAAGAAAATAAAAATCTCTACCAGCTTTGATGTCACCAGTAGCTATCTTGGCTATGTTCTCGTTTTTTTCCAGCCTATACATACGTATAAGAAAAAGTTCTTCTTGCTCTAAAGAACTAAGTCTGCGAGGATCTTTATGTTCTTTTGATTCTTGAATGTATTTAGGTTCAGGTAGGCCAGCTTTTCTAAAGTAAAGAGAAGCAGCATCTACATCTTCTGAAAAAGGCGCAGGAAACCACTGGAAATCACCTAGTGCACGATTACCAGTATCTTTATTAGCTTTTCCTGTAGTGTTTCGACCGCCAGAACTTTCTATTTGTTTGACTGCATCTACGTATGCTCTAATATTCTCTTCAGACTCTAAAGGAGACACACCAATATCGGATAGCATCCAACTCACAATAGGTCTGCTGAGAAGCGGATCTGCTACCTTTGCTTCTAACTCTCTAGCTTCAGCCATTAGTTATTAATTCCTTATTGGACGACCGCCTGATAGCATTCCTGCTCGTTCTTCTTCTCTTCGTTGTGCAGCGGCTGCATTATAATTTTGTAAGGCATTTGAAAACGCTTGTCTTCGTTGCGCTTGCTCTGGAGTTACTGAAGAATTATATAATCTAGGATTACGAATAGAAGGTAAGGGCTGTGTTGCTGTAGGTACAGGAACAGGTTGAGGTGGAAGTGCAGGAACAGGTTGAGGTGAAGGCTGACTAGCTTGTTCTCCCGCGCTTTCCATAATTTTTTGAGCTTGACGAGCATTTAACTCTCTTATGGCATCTTTTCTGCTTAGATCTTCTTTATCCATAAGATATTTAATTGCTTCTTCTCTATCTGCTTCAGTCTGCTCACGCTCTTCAACATTTAAAAGCCTGCCAAACTCAAGCTCATCACTATACTTTTCACCCATAAAATCAAGTGCGTTCTTTACAGCAACAGAGGCGTCTATGCTGGGGTTCTTTTCGTATTCAGCACCAACAAATTTAACAAAATCATCTTTTAAATCTTCATTGTCAAAAACTTCTCTCGCAGTTTCAACTGCATCTCTGCCAAAAATAAATTCAGAAATACTGTCTTCTCTAATAAAGTTATTAATAAACCCTGTAGACTGAGCTTCAACAGCAGCACTAGAAAACTGAGCTTCACCTTGTCTTTTTACTTCTGCTGTTACTATATCTCTAATAGATTTTGTTGCATTGAGTAATTCTCCTACAGCGCGGTCACCTTCTTTTTCGTACACTGCCATATGCTTTTGAAACATAGGATTTTGCTCAAGGACTTTTCTATTCTTTTTAATAAAAGACATAACCTCTGGAGAAAGAGTACGCGCATCTTCGTTTTCTCGCTCAGAGACAATTATCTTGCGTAGCTCAGTAGCTTGTTTTATTACAGCAGGCTGTTTGTAAGCTGGTATTGCTGAACTCCCTACATAATCAGTAATATTTGTAATAGAAGGATCAGATGCTATTGTTTGAGCAACGCCGGTAAGCAGTTGATCTTCTTTTGCTTGAAGAGCATCATATTGTTTTTGCATACTATTAGCAGCAGCCGTCAATCCTTTTGCTCTTTCAGGGTTTGTTACAGCCATACTAGCCGCCATAGAACGTATCTGAGCAATACGCTCAACAGTAGGAGGACCAGAAATTAAACTAGTCATTTGTTGTTGTTGTTCTTTTTGCAGTTTTTGTGCATCTAAAACAGCAGGTAGTTGTCCTACTCCTTTAGCAGCTTCAAACAACCCTTGCTGATAAGAAGGTTGGAGTAAACCCTGTAAAAATGCCTGTGAAAACTTAGCCATGATTAACCCCCTATATCCAGCAAAGCGCCAATTCCAGTACTGATTACTCCACCGGAAGCTACTGGACTAAACAAACCACCTAACAAACCAGAACCAATATCGCCAAGTAAGTTAGCTCTTGCTTGTTCTGCAATCAATTGCGCTTCAATACCACTCATCATAGTCTCACCGTACTGACCAGTACCAAACAATTGTGCTTGCTGTTGTAACTGTGGGAACAACTGAGTAGCTTGGATAGCGTTAAGAAGCTGTGCTTGTGGTACGTATGCACCGCCTAGAGCACCAAGGCCAAGTTGTTGTTGCGCTTGTTGCAGACCCATACCACCTGTTAACAGACCCATACCACCACTAAGAGCCTGTAGTGCTTGTGCTTGCTGTGCAGCGTCCATAGCTTGTCGTTGTGCTGCAAGACCAGAACCTAGTCCAGCGTATTGTGCTCCCAGTGCAGCTTGCTGGGCTTGCTCTGCTTGTGCTTGTTGCATAGCCATAAGGGCTGCTCTGTTCTGAGCTTCTTCTTGTGCTTGTGATAAAGCTAATTGTTCTGGAGTACCGCCAAACATAGAAGTACGAACACCACCACGACCTTGAGCAAACAGACGCTCTTCTAATGCAAGCCGTTGTCTTTCTTCTTCACCAAGCTGTGTAGCTCTAATACGGTTGTACACATCTTGTTCTCTAGCACCCATAGGCATACCAGCCTGACCCATGAACTGACCACCAAGACCAAATGCTTGTTGTGCTGCTGCTTCTTGTTGAGAAATTCCAAAAGGAGAAACACCTAGTTGTCCTTGACCAAAGCCAAGAAGTTGTTGTCCTGCACCAGCTAGCTGTTCAGCACCAACAGGACCAACACCAAAGCGTTGACCAGCTTCACCAAGAAGAGCACCAGCTAACTGTGACTCAGGACCGCCTAAAGATAAAGCAGCACTACCTAATTCATCTACGTCAAGTTTACCACCCATGCCTGTCGTAACAGTAAAAGGTTTAAACGCAGCCATAGCTGGTATTTCACCGGCAAGAGCAGTAGCTTCTGCTTTAGCTGTTTCGCCTATAGTAGAAAGTTGATCATAGGCTTCTTTAGTAAGAAGACCAGCACCGGCTGTAGCACCTATGCCTAATAATGGACCCAAAAGGTCATCAACAAAATCAACCATTAGTAAGCCCCTCTTTTCTTATTATAATTCATCATAGCGTTTTACCTATCAGTGCTAATACATTCATTTCCTGTATGGACAGTGCGTAACCGTTGATGTCTGTCTCAAGACCAACGCTAATTACTGAACCGTAGCCTGTTGTGTTAATAGAAGAACGACTAATGATTGTACCTTCTTCAGAAAACTCTGCTACGTTGTACTCAGACTGTCCGTAGAATCCGGGTGTAGCACTGCTAGTTCTAAACGTGCTAGTGCTGGTTGCTGTTGAAAAATCGTAAGACCACTTGAGAAATATGTCTGCGTTGTTGCCACCAATAATTGTAGGTCTAATCTTCTTCAACATCTTAATACGCGACGGGTCGCCAAAGCTCAAGCCGGGACTGTAGTAACGGAAACGATAAACACTACCGTTGTCAAAGTAGTTGTTGTACGTACCTATACCCGCTGTTGTGCCTATGTATATGTCACCGTTTCTGTCCCTGTGAAAACACTTAAAGTCCACACTAGGCCATCGTGTTACCCTGTACGCACCGTTCTCCAGTGTGCCTCGTACATCAAAGCAGTACACGAGGTTGAGATCAGGAAAGCACAGAAGATAGAAGTAGTTTTCAGGACTGTACACTGTACTAACTGGCTCTGCTTTACCCAGCGTGTTAGCAATCAGTTCCTGCTTAATGTTTCTGCTCAAGTCGGTAATAGGCAAGGACTTCTCTTGTATAGATCGTCCCAAGCTCCTAAGACCTGTCTGTGTCAAAAACAACAAGTCTGTTCCTATACTCTGTACACTCTTTCTGTCTACACAGCCAACACCCGGAATGGTGTCCTGTATAGCCATTGTTGCTGGACTCTCTGCACCACCGTACACCAGCGTATTGTTTTCACCAAACACCACTAGCAGTCCGTTGTGTGCTGCTATAGCTACAACCTTGTCAAACCCGTTAGGCCACGCCTTAGACACATCAATAGATCCGCTAGATCCACCAGAGAAATCGTGTCCTATTAACAAGTCAGACCAGTAGATCGTGTTGTCGTTAGTAGCGTTACCTACGCACCACACACGACCGTAAGCGCCTATAGCTTCGTTGGCGTACTGTGCAGAAGTTACAGACGCACCAGCAACACTGGACATCTTAGTAACTGCACCTAGACTGTTGCTGTACACGAGAGGCTCGTAGCCACGTTGGAAGAAGTAAGCGTGATCGTTAAAGTTAAATATCTTCCAATCGTTATCTGTAATTGTGTACGACCCCGGCGTAGCGTCAACCAGTGTAGTCGTACCTGTCATAATCTTGTTGTTACCAGTACTAAAGATTACCTCGTTGCCAGCGTTGTCGTAGAACTCGTGGATGTTAGAGAGGTAGTCAGTACCTAGTACAGTCTTGTCTGTGGTTACAACAGCGTTACCCTTACGTGAAGCTAATCGTCCTCGTCTGTCAATAATAGCGTTGTCTGCAATCTCCGCAAAAGACGTATCCTGTGCAAGCGGAGAATCCTCTGTGTTGATCCCTTTGAACGCAGGAGCAACTAAGTTAATGCTTTGTAGTGGCTGGGCCATACGTACTCCTACGGTGTAAACCAGATGGTTTCTTCTGGATGTCTTTGTGCGTCAAGAGCAATAGCATCTGCAAGATATCTGTCTGCAATAGCAAAGTATTCAGGAGCAGAAGTACCGCCTGTTTCACCACGTTCACGAGCCAACAAAGCTACTGCCATGTGAATAACAGGTTGACTAGGAATAGCCAACGTGTCAGAGTCACTAGTCAACGGTACGTTTCTGTGTACAACTTTAACTTTGATAGAGTACACACCGTCAGGCTTAGGGTACACATCAATCTGTGCATCACCGCTGCCGTCTACACCGTTATAAGTAAAGTACTGAGGAGAACCAGAAACAGGAGTTTGAACAAAGAACTGTTCATCAAACCAAGTCTGAGGCTGATACTGCATAACAAAATTAGAAGTATCATTTATAATGTTAAGTACTTTTCCTTTATCGCCACTGCCTGTTAGTGAGTACGTATAATCATCAGCAGCAGTAGTAATAGTCAACGTACTTCTTAGATGTGACCAATCCCAAGCATCTTCAATCATGTGCTTTGCATCGTTAATAAAATCACCAACCATAGCACTGTACGTGTTGGCACTGACGGTTGTTACTGTGTCTTCACGTAATCGTCTGAGTACGTTGTTTACTATATCTAAGTATGTCATGCTCTTCTTCCTGTTAGCAGACCTTCAAGAAACATATTAAGACTGCCCATAGCATCTAAACGTGGTGCTTGTCTAACTCCGGGTAAGGCTTGTGGCATATAACTAAGCCCTCGCATAACTCCTTCAAACATACCGTCACCGCCCCCAATAGCACCACCACCACCGCTACTTTCAGGGTCGACAACTCCACCCGGTTCAACAACTATAGGAGGAGGGTTTTCTGGATCAACATAACCACCCGGTTCAACAACTATAGGAGGAGGCGGTTCAACAACTATAGGAGGAGGCGGTTCAACAACTATAGGAGGAGGCGGTTCAACAACTATAGGAGGAGGCGGTTCTACTACAGGCCCACCCCCACCAACTTCTGTGGTTACTGTTTGAGGAGTGTCTGTAGTACCTAATTGGTTAATGGCTCCACCAAGAAGAGTAGTGATTTTTTTTGTAATGTCATCACCACTACCACCAACAGTAGTATCATCATCCGCAGTAATGTCAGTTGTACCAAACAAATCAGGATCAACCGCAAGATTATCTTCAACTGTTCCTAAAAGTTGTGCAAATCTTGTAGTGGGATCTCCTGTTGTTTCTTCTTCATCTTCTGTACCACCGGGAATTGGAATACCTAAATCTTCAGGATTAATTAAATCTTTTACATCATCATAAATACCAGTAAGAATTTGACCACCTAAACTACCACCTAGTATTGATCTAACCCAACCCCCAAAACCACCAACAGTACCGCCCCAAGGATCAGTAGTAGCGCCAGATGAAACAGACTTTACTTTTTCTACTACTCCATCGTATATATCTTTTAATGTAATGTCTCCGTTAAGAACGCCTTGGACAAAATCACCCACAGAAGACACGCCGTCTTTTATATTTTCTCCTACGTTTTCTACTGCATCTGCTATAGTTCCAAGAGTAACATCAAAGATACCGGGAGGAAGAGGTACACCGGGAATAGCAAGAGGACCAAATACTCTCCAATCTCTCCAATCTGGAAAAGCACCTTCCCACTCTACTGAAACACCCGCGCCTTGAGCCTTTTTAATTTTAGTTAATGGATCATCCATAACTGCTTCAAGAACAGTCATAATATTTTGTTCAGTAAAAATACCTTTAAGTTTGTCAGGTACAGAAGCTAACACAGAAGAAATTGCTTCTTCATCTGATATTTGACTTGCAGCATCAGTAGATGTTTCTGTTGTTGTTGCATCTTCAGTTAAAGGACGAGGAACAATACCGTAGTAATAATCTTTAAAACCTTCAATGTCCATCAAGTCACTAACGTCTACTGCTTCTAAGTCAGACAGTTCAGCGTCACCTACAGCATATTGACCAAGAACATCCATCCACCTTCCTACAGCTTCTCCTTTACCTCCTAACTTGTCTCCAAATTGATTGTAAAAGTCTACAAAAAATTCTCGTTGTTTTTCTGTATCAATTAAAAGATCAGAAGGTATAGTACCGTAGTCTACCTGTCCGGGGAAAAATTGTCCCGGCAAAAAGGGGCCTTTAATTACTCTACTACCTGTGCTTACATCAGGCACTTTTGGCTTTACAAAAGGATTGTCATCAATAACATCTTGAATATTAAATAAACCATTAGCCATGTTATTTACCACCCTTCATTTGCATTAGCTTGTCAGCACCACGTATACCAAAGCTGGCAGTTACGGCTACGTAAAGCAAGTACTGGTAGTAATCAGGTAGTTTGTCTAGCTCAACAAAAGCCATACCTACCCTCTGCATAATACTCAAGTCATCCATAGCAACTCCGTAACACACAGCCAACAGAGGCATCGACAGTACTACAGTAAACCACTCGTCCTTCCACGAGGTTGCACTAGCCGCCGCCATCTCTTGTTCCCACGTAGCAGTGTTTTTGATGACTTCCATCTTAGCTACGTGTTTAGCTTGTGACTGCTCGTGCTTGTTGTTAAGCCAAGTCTTAGCAAGTCCAGCTATAGGGCCAATAAGTGCTGTCCACATATCAGTCTTCCTTAACGAACCGACCTTTTTCGTCACGCTTGCGTTTCTTTTCAAACAAGCCCTGTACTGTGTCTGTTTCCCAGATACGTATGCCTGTCCAGATAATAGTAAACAGAGCGGCAATAGGCGGTAACAGTGACCCAAGTGCCCCTAACATAGTACCTACGCTCATTACATCAATTACTTGTTTTGCGGACTCAT